ATCTGTATGCCACGGTCCATATTCTTGACTTTCAGCTTTTGGCTGAACTCAGCAAATATAGGCATATACACCTGACCAATTTCAGCGTAAGCCTGCTCTTTATACTTAGCCTGAGCAACGGCATAAGCAATCAAGCCACGCTGCGCAAACAACGGAATAACCGGCACATCAAGGTCGTTGGTCATCCTGAAGTGATTGGCGTAATACTGAATGACGATCTGCTTATCAGCTTCCGATGGTGCCGGATTCAAACCGATCACCATACTTGTGCGATTGCCATTCTGTGAGTCGATTGGGTCAATATCCATCAAGCCGGTGCTGAGCCGGTTCATTGTCTGCGCCGTTTGAGCACGAACGTAGAACCGGCTAGGCGTACCGGTATATCTTGAATCTTGCGTACCGACTTGAGGATTGCACGGCAATAGGTCTTGAAACACGTTGCCGACTTGATAGCCGACTGCGAATATCTCATCCATGTCACCGGGCAATTCATACTCTTGCTGACCAACTACGGAGTTCAATGTAGTGACAGCCTGAAGAGGCATACTATCAGCGGTCATCACCGTAGCAGCCTCATTCAGATAGTCATTCAATTCAGAGTCATCCCACAAAGAAGCTGTTGGCTCTTGTAGGATTCTCCGAACTTCTCGCCGTAGTTGACCGAGGTTCACTTATCTGCACTTGATGAAAGCGTTCTTGGCGGCAGCGGAACCAGAGCTATTAGCTTCCAGAGCGTTACCGACAACGAACTTGAAGTCAGCGGCAGAGTCAGATTCAGCCTGCTTGCCGAGTACACCAGCGGCGGCAGTTGCGCCAAGTGGGTCATCGGCGGCAGTGCCGTTTGCCACAAGCACAGATGCCACACCATTGACTGTAATCCAGCCATAGTATTCATCGGCAATTGCGGTTTCAGCGACACCATAGCAGGAATCACCTACAGCAGCGGTAGGCGTAACCTTCAGACCAGAAGCGCTAGCAGCGGCATCAAGCTTTACAGCTTGGTTGACCGTGATAGCATCATCAGCCTGTTGATACACATACTCTCTGCCGTTCTCAAATCTGCGAGTACCGACCGGATATTTAGCGGTTGAGCTAGTGTCAGTCACCAGATCGAGGAATGAAGTCATAATGTCATTAGACATTGGTTTTATCTCCTTTGATTAGCCGGTGAATCCGGTGACACGAACGAGGGTATTGGGTCTGTCGGATGTGAGGGACATCATCGAGAACATATACTTGATGAGAGTGGCTTGGTTCACAGGCTCTCTCATGTCGGTCATGTAGAAGTCGGCAATGTCATGCACATACAACTGAAGATCTTTGAAGTTCAAAGCGAGAATCTCGCCACTGTTGGCAGAGTCATCAGAGATGATCTGAGCGTTGTTGAACTCCAAGCCTTTCTTGAAGCCCATCTTGCCGGTGTTATCGTCATTGGAATAACGACGGTAAGTGGACATCAGGTTAGCGATGGCGTTGTAGATGTTCTGTCTGCAGATGATCATTTCCGGCTCAACATCTTCGCGGCAACCGAAACCATATATCTGTTGCAACTTGGCAATAGATATTGTGGTCAAGTTGTCGATTGTCTCGGAACCCTTCCAGCCAGTCACAGTGCCGTTTGCATTGGCTGCAAACACTGTTGCGTTCCAAAAGGCGTTACCAGTAGGGCTAGACCAGATAGAAGCAGTAGCACCCACACGGGTAATACCACCGAAGGCGGCATAAGACGGGTCGGCAGCGGAAGTACAAACAGCCTGAAGACCGTCAATCTTCCTGGCGTTAGCGGAGTTAAGACCACCGGCACCGTGAATGTCTAATCCAAGAGTCTTGTGGAGGTTGTTCACCATAGACTCAGATTGATTCTCAAGGATAGAGGTGAGCTTAGCTTTACCACGGTTGAGCCAAAGATAGGTCTGAGGAACCATCATTGCGCCGTAGTAGTGGCAAATCGGGAACACGGCATGAGTGACGTTCTCAACGAAGTTGGCTTGCAGAGTGCCAACACCGCCTGACCATGCGCCACCGTTGGAACCTTCATCGAAACGGACAGGCACACGGATATCCTGACCGCCTTCAAAGGTTTTCTTGTTTTCATACAACTTCTTAAAGAGCGGGCGATTCATGAGGAAGTTGTCTTTGATTTTAGGAACGTAGTGCTTGTTAATAGCAACGTCCAACTGCCCTATTGAGAATGAAGGCATTTAGTTATCTCCTTTTAGCCTAATCCGATATCAGCCAGGAAACCGGCAGACGCAGCTTTGAAGCCACGTCCATTACCGGCTGCGGGCTGAGACGCTGCCGGTTGATAAGGGGCACCACCAGGGGTTACAGCCTTCAGCGCTTTTGCTTGCTTGGCTTGTTTCGCTTGCCGTGCTTGCTCCAACTCTGAAGAGGCTTTCTCCAAGTCACCAAACTTGGAAATCTTGTAGACAGTCTCAATGCCGGTTTGCCAATCGAAACCGAACTGACCACGCTGAACACGGTTATTGAACTCACGCTCAACTAGAGACTCATCGACATACTTAAAAATGTCAGGGCGCGTTGCCTTTAGCTGACTCTTAGCTGCTTCCAACATTTGCTTCTCAGTAGTCACTCGCACGTTGTGCAACATCTCTTGCTGTTGGCGCTGCTGCTCTGCCAACTGTTGAGTGACAGTCATGTGATAATGCGCAAGGTCGGCATCATTCAACATCCTGGACGGTTGATATTGAAATTGCTGTTGTTGTGGTGGCTGTGGCTGCACCGGCTGAGGCGAGACCGGCTGCCGACTTTGCGCAAGTTCTGCTTGAAGCTGAGCGTATCTAGCTTCTAACGCATTGAGTTTTTCAAGTACCGGATCTACTACCGGGGCTTCCGGTGTCGGCGGTACTTCAGGTGTAGGCTGTTCCTCAACTTCAGGTTCATCCTGTTCTAGTTGTGGTTCCTCGACACCCATGAATGACACGGCGGTATTGTCTTCCTCAATACCGACTTCATTCCAAAAAGATTCTTGATCTATCATTGCCACCTCACATGCCACCTAATAGCGCTTCCGCTACCTGGCTTTCCTCTTTACTCTTGCGTTCGCACAGTTTGATGAGGCGAGCAACCATGGCTGTGATCTGACCCTCTTCCGCCATCTGACCTTCAGTCTTGTACTGATTAGCCAGCTGCCGGAGAACTTCGATAGCTTGACGGCACATCTGAGTCGATGCTTTTTGGAAAGGCATCTGTTGCGCCCCTGGCTGTCCAGGCGTGGGGAGCATTGCTTGAGCCGCTTGTGCATATCCGAATTGGTCCATGGTCAATCCACCTCATTTGACGGGAGGCAAGATACAGGCACTTTTCAGTTATGCAAATATCAAAAGTTGTACTTAAACCAAGAACCCCCGAGTGGCAGGTTCACTCAGAGGCTCTTGGCGCAACAAACCAGGACGGAGAAAAACTAGGATTGTGTACCGAAGGCGTACACCTCAACAAATGCGGCATCGGTTCCGCTTACGTTGTCTATATATATTGTCGGCGGTGTGGCATCGCCATTGCAGAATAGAAGCATCTTCGAGGCTGCCACCTTACACCTGCCGGAAGTACCAGAAGCGGTGCCGACCAATAAACCTGTACCACCCTTATCAACAACAGCTATCCAGCTGACAGAGGTAAAGTAGGTGGCAAGGTTCAAAGATTGGTTGACTGCTGAGGCTGCCAGGTCGAGAGGCAAGCGTATCCAATTGTTAGCCGTAGCCGTGGATAACTCGGCAAAGTTCAAGCACGGCGGTATGTCGCCATCAGTGTCACCCAATGAAAGCATCACTGAGGCTCTAAGTCTTTGACTTGTCGGTGCTGTCATTCTCTGTACCTCATAGTGATTGCTTCAGTGATGGATTCTTTTTTAATAGCTCTTGCAACTTGCCTTGCTTCACGATCTCGTCTTCTCGCTGCTTCATACGTTTGACTACCTCGCCACGACCAGGGTATTTGATCTGGTCAAGGAAAGCCTGCCGGTCAATAGCACCTTTCTCATATAGCTGCATACCGGTGCTCATGATGCCTGCTTTATTGGCTGGCAGCGAGCTTGTCACTTGAATGTTTACGCCATAGTCTGGTTGGTCATCGCCGGTATTCCAAGCCAGGTTGATTGAATCACCGCTTGCCGGGTCATTCAGTTGTACTGACACGGCATCATCGCAAGCCTGCCGGATATTCCATTGAAGCTGGAAGCCGAACTCTTTCTCAGCCTGCTCCAATAGATTCTGCTTCATCTTGATATTGGCGGCGCTGGCACCCTGCAATTGTGCAATGGCATCAGCCGACAACTGCGCACCCTTTTGCAACATGCCCTGGTTGATATTGCTCACGCCGGTCAAGTCGTTGAACTTCGATTCTATCCAAGACAGGAAACCAAAAAATGAGCCGGGCAGTTCCTTGGCGTCAAGGCGGTTAACCTCGGTGCCTTGGTTCTTGGTGATGATGCCACCCTCCTCACTGGTCAATTGGTCTAGCTTGTCCGGTGAATCAAAAGCGGTGGTGTCGCATACCCAAGGCGAGTTAGCATTGCTGAGCGTATGCTTGAAGCCTGCCTTGTGCTGAGTGTTTATCTTGTCTTCCAGCGGGAGCAACAACTCACAATCAGCCACGGGAAACAACTGGTCACTGACCCTATCTGCTAGAAAGGTGTAAGGTGCGTGACCATGCTTGAACGGATTAGGACCGTTGAATACCATTTGTTTTCCGATGGCTACTATCAAGCGCATACCTGGAAACGCAGGCATCCATCTACCGATAGGCTCACCCTCGGAATCATAGACGATATTGCCGTAGTCATCTTTCTCTACGACAAATTCTAGGCTTTCATCTTTCAGCCACAATTCTTTGACAACAACACGGCGGCGCACACCTGGCTGAAACTCTTTGCCGGATGGAGAGATAGAAGCTATACGTAGCGCTTCATCTTCATTGGCTTCACCGGTCGAGCTTGAATCAGCCACGATCTTATGTGCGTAGTCTGGATACCTGCGCTTTGCTTCATCAAGGTCCATGGGAGTAGCGACACACAACCACCGCCAGGTTTCCCACGATTCAGCGAATGGGTCAGGCCACACATGGCGCATGTCCACCTTATTGATTGCAATTTTAGCCTTTTGCCCAAATAGCCTACCCTCAGAAGCATCAGGGATAATGGTCTGTTTCAGACAGCCGACACCAAACTTTTTGGCGCTGTGCAAAGCAGCGGCAAGCTTTAGATCGAACTTCTGTTCATCCAATACCTGCGTGGCGTAGAAGTTCAAGCCGCTAGCGAACTGCTCATCAGTTTGTTGTAGTGGCTCAAAGTATGGGCGCGGTCTGCCTTCTAGCTGGATACTGATAGCCTTCTCAATGGCTTGCGGCAATAGAACGAGGTCGGCATTGCTAGTATTACGGCTGCCGATTTTGGCAAGCCTACCAAGCATCTCCAACCTTTCATCAATCAGCTTCCACGACTTCTTGAACCGGCTGTACTTCTCATAGCTTTGGTCGTAGCAGTCATTGACGAAGAGTGCCCAATACTCTTCATAGTCTTCTTTGCTCTTGAAGCCTTCTCTTTCCCAAGGCTCAACGCCTTCCTCTTCCTCTGCCTCATCGACATAGAAGTTGATTAGCTCCTGCCGGATATTGCGTGGTGCTTTATCCTCGGCGGGCTTGGCTGAGATAGTGATTAGTTCATCATCAGCCATTGCTCAAACTCCTTATCACGTTCCTTGGTTTGCTTCAGTTCCTCATCAGTCACAATATGCTTGATGCCATGGGAGTCTTCCACCGCATGATATGCGCCTGGCTTGATGGTGGTCTGAAACAATTGGCTTTTAGTGGAGAGGTCGCGCCACACAATGGCAGCCGCGCACAAACCACAAAACAGATTGAAGGCTGCGTTGAATACCAACATCAGCATGAAAAGTACAGCCAGTGGAAACAGCGTTAGTTCCATTTATCCAAGGTGCCCCAATACGTCTTGGAACATGAATTTCTTCTTGCGCACAAGTTCATATTGCTCCATGGCTTCCTTGCTCTCGGCTAACAGGCGTTTGGTTTCATTGCCGTCAACGATGGCATCAACCAAGAGAACCAAGTAGCCATGGTTGGAGACGCCGGCAGACTTGGCGCGGCTGCTCAACTGGAACCAGCTTGAAGCATCCTTGAGGAACATCTTAATCAGTTGGTCAATCGGCTGCGCTTCTTGCTTGTCATCGGCGGGCTTGCGTTTGATTTTCTCCAACTCTTTGGCATCAGCCGGAATCAGTTTGTCGAAGTCTACCGGTTGATCATTGATCTTGCCATAAGCCAAAACATACGGAACCTGTTGACGCAGGAAAGCCATAGGACCAATGCCGGACATATTCGACTTGTGAACGATACACTCAACGAGGTCGGCGGGGAAAAGTTTACCGGGACTCATGGCGGTTTTTTCTAGCTCGGCGTTTGGCTGAATGTCGTAGCAACCAATCGGAATCTTAGGGTCAAGAAAGGTTTGTCCACGGTTCTGCTGCATATCACCGAAACCATTGGCGATGGCGTTTTGATTAGCAAGGTTCGCCAGTTCAGCCGGAGAAATATTAGGTAGATCGCTCATCATGTGCCCCTATAGAAATCGTTGTAACTTTCACCACACCACCGACTGTCAGTAATCATTTTGATGGTTTGTTTGACAGATAGTGGCTTTCCTTCCACCAAATTGTTTGTACTACGCTTTACCTCATTTAGTCCAGTAGGAATGATTGCGTTATTGGATTCAATCAGACAAATCATGATGCCGATGTTCCACATCATGACTAAGTCATCGTGGCAGCCGCGCTTATGTTCTGGCTTGCCATCAGTGTTTACGAACGTGCGCATCTGGTCGAGTATATGCGCCGAGGGGATGAAAGACTTGTATTCATTGCCGTTGAATTTTTCACGCATGAGTCGTTTGCTCTGCTCGGTCATGATTGGTCTAGTCTGTTGGTTTGTATCCCAACCTAATTCATTAGTGACTTCCCAGCCTCTGCCAAGCTTGGATGGTTTGCGGCGGTTCCATAGTCGGTTGAATTTCTTGAACTTCAACATCTCCATCAAGGCAGTACCGCCAGTGCCTTTGGCTTCCGGTGCAACTCTGCACTTGTTGTATAGGTTGGATAAGTCAATGAGCATATCGGCAAACATGGGAATCTCAATACGACCATGCAGCACGGCGATGATATGACCGCTATCCAAATCAAACACACCGGCAGCTGAGTAGTCACCGTTGGCGGTAGCCGTGGCAGCATCGGCGGCGATTACATACCGACCAGCCGGTGATGGCTCTCGCCATATCTCCAAGTAGGCATCACGGTCACGGCGCAAACCATCAGCACGTATCGGCTTGCTTGTGGTGAATCTGATTGTCGGATCGTATAACTTGCCTTCCCATGCAACTGTGCGGAACTTGTCTACAATATCCATTGGATACCAGGGATTGCCGGAAGCAATAAATGCTTCTGCTGCTGTCATAGGGAAGTTTTCTTGCAACTTCTGCAAGTCTTTGCGCAGATGCCTGTACTTTTGGTAGTACCAATAGATCCGCCTCAATGCTTCTTGTGGGTCCATCTTGTCTTGACCGATAAGAAAATAATCCATCCGGTCACGAGCTTCCTTGAATTCTTCAAACATCTCGGCGCAGGCTTCATCTTGTGCGCGCTGCGATTGCCACGGCGGGGCTATTGTGTCCTCATCATCCCACCACCGGAGGAAGATAGGTATATACGGTTCGTCACCGGATTCACAAGCCAACCAAAACGGATAGCTCGGATGGTCAGTACCCTTGGCTGTGGATTCAAGAATAATCCAGGCATAGACTGAATCAGGTACAGCCTGAAGGTTATCAGTCAGGATGGTGTGGAAGTTGGGCCAGCGTGAATACTCTGAGCCGTGGAATTGTCTGACTGTACGACCGATAGCAAAGTTGGGATTCTCGGCTGAGCCAAACCGTATCAAGCTATTGTTGTGTGTCCAACCAATGGCATCTTTGCTCTTGGATTGGAACGGCATTTGCAGCACGGCGGGCAATTGCTCATAGGCATTGAGCATGGCATTGCGTTGGTCTTCAGACACGGATGCCAGGTGAGTCATGACCACACCGGAGGCGTTCTCTCCTGTATAGCAATCCCAAAAGTTGAAGCCGGTAATAGCGGTAGACACACCAACACGGCGGGACTTGAGCACAGCCACACGGGGCGACCTGCCTTCTTGTCTCTCATTCAGCACGGTATCAAGGATACGGCGCTGTGAGAATTTGGTAGTCAGCGTTTGCTGATACCCGTCAACGTTGATGATGTTGTAGTCTTTGCTAAGGAAGGTGTATAGGCTTCCTCTTGCCGCTCTACGCCATCTATCAATCTGGTCGTATTGAGCTAGCCGGTTCTTCTGGTTGCTCGCCATATTTGGCTAGGTGTCCATCAACCTGCTGCTCTATCTCTTGTTTTGCACTGGCACCTATGCCGGGTGCGAAGATGCCTGGCAATATCTGCTTGCCGACATCCTTAACAAACTGGTGTTTGTCTACTTGTCCTTTAGCGTAATTCTTCAGGAGTGTTGCGGTTCCCAAAGCGATCTGACTCTTGTAAAAGAATAGCTGATACTTTTCCCAAGCCTTGCGGTGTGGTTCATTCTCAGGTTTAGACAGTTCCTCTTCAATCAAGAAAGCTATCTGTATATGGTCAAGTTCATTGTCCGATAACCTGGTAAGCATCTCAACGAAGTTGCCGCCGACCACACGCAGGGCAGCCACGATACCGGGAGCATCCGGCAATGTCCAATATGGCTTGACCTTGGTTGGTCGTTTGAAGTCATCAAAGGGATCTGACATGGGAGTGTTCCTCTGTCAGTGGTCGATTGCCGCCAGCAAGCTGAGCCTTAATCCAAGAAACTACATTCTTGCCAACACGCTTAGCTCGGCGGTACTTTGCCTGGTACATAGGCGGCAATCTTAGCTTACTCTTCTCATCCCACAATGACGCCTCATAGCAGTCTTTGCACCGGTAGTAGATAATCACATCACCCGGACGCACCTCAAGGTCAGGGCGTGGTTCGTCGAATACATAGACACCTTCACTCTGTTCAGGGCACGGCTCAGCGTCTCGCCTTTCACAATCAGGGCAAAAGGTTTCCGGCAGCAACCACTTAAGCACAGTGCCAAGCATGTCATCACGCTTATCCATTTCCTGAGTAACGCTAAACCCTGTTTCTTTCAAGGTCGGTTTGTCGAGGATGCCGGTTGTTTCCTCAATAGCCCATTCAGCTTTCTTGGCTGCGTAGCCTTTAGGTAATATCAACATGCCAACTCAACTCCTTTAGATACCGGAGAACATACTTAGCGTTCTCATTGTAGTGAGCTTCAAGAGCCACACGGGTGACGGCTGCCAATGTCGGCTTCTGCCAACTGGCATATATGTGTCCATTGGTGATAGCTTTCAGCAACTGGTCACGCAGTTCACGGGGCACGGCAAAGAATACCGACTCTGTAAATAAAGCGTACTCACTGCTCTTGGTACTTCTGGCACATTGCCAATCAGGGAGCTTGATACCCTCACCGGCTACAATCTTGCGACGTTGTTTATTCCACCATGCCTGCAATGCACAGGCGGTAATGCTGTTGGCTGACTCACTTGTGCCTCTTGTCTCTCGGCAATACCTTGCCCAAGTTTTCAGCCAGGCTAGCATATCCTCACCGATTGACGCCCTGACTTTGACATATGCAGATTGCTTGGCTTTATAGTTCTTGCCAAGTTGACTGAGAGAGAAGTCGTCTGTACTCGCATTGTCTGACATCATATTCAGCTTTTTCCACCAGCTTTCTTAGTCGCTTTGTCAAGGAACTTAGCCTCTTCCTCAGCACCGTCTCTGTCGGTTCTGTATAGCTGCTCGGTTCGCAGTTTCCTTGGTGAGTCGAGCACGGCATTGAGTAACACACTGTCGAATATGTCCAATCCCTTGCCTGCATAGAAAGCAATGTTTTCCGTCTCCGAGAAAAAGTGTGGTTCGATTTTGTTCCATTTGTCAAGTCTGTTCTTATCCGTAGGGTGTAAGTCAGACTGAAGCTTGAGCACGGTGGCAACCAAGGCGACAATGATACGCTCGGCTAGTGGTTTATCTTCCATCGTCCACCGCCTCAAACACAGAAGGAACTACAATGCCACGCTTTCTATTTGACCGGTCTTCAATCTCTGTATAGATGGCAGCCAATTGGTCGGCAATAGCCTTCTGCTTTTGTATTAGCCGTTGCCATGCCTCCACCTTGCGCACCAAAATCAACTGAGTTTGAATGTCATAAGTAAGCGTAGCCATTTTGATATACAGCGCTTTGGCGTCTGCCTGAACTTCATCGTAATAATCCAAGCGGTCATCCTGATAATCCCGCTCTCTCGGTTTATCTTCCATCGGTTATCCTCTTCCTCACTTCCTCTTGTGTTGGAAGTCGGCACATATCCCTAACCTCATCCTGAGTAACTATGCCATTGGTATACAA